CGATAATCGTGTGCAAAGTTTGTGCAAATGGCTTTGAAAAGTGGTATATTATGATAGTGTGGAAGGTTGGGTTAAGGGGTGTCCGGTCTTCCACAAAAAAAAATAAATGCTGTCATGGGTGTAAACATGTAACCGAAGGCATCTCGAAGGAGGTGTCTTTTTTCTGTTGCAAAAACTTTCCAGTTATCAGATAATAGACCTATACATATTTGTGTATAGGGGGAATTTATAAATGAAAAAGCCATTTTATAAAAAATGGTGGTTTTGGGTAAAGGCCAGAAATGGTGATCATATCTCACAGCCCGTGTCTTGATTGCGCCAGGTTGCTTGTGAGTGCAGGAGTCACGGAAGTACACTACATACACGAATACCGAAAGAAAGATGGAATAGAATATCTGAGGGAAAGAGGAATAGAGGTTAGGCAGTTATAGCACCCAAGTGGTGCTTTTTTATTTGAGGTGATATGATGCAAAAAGTTCATTGTGCGTACGACGAAATGGTTGACATCGCAAAGGTTGTTCCAAATCCGAGGAATCCAAATACCCATTCAGATAAACAAATCGAATTGTTGGCGAAAATTATTGACTATCAAGGATGGCGAGCACCAATTACCGTTTCAAGACGATCGGGCTTTATTGTTCGTGGTCACGGCCGATTGTTAGCGGCTGAAATATTAGGGCTTGAAAAAGTTCCTGTTGATTATCAGGATTACGAGAATGAAGCAGAAGAATGGGCTGATTTAATAGCGGATAATCGGATAGCGGAATTGTCGGAACTAGACAACGAGATGTTGAAAGATTTAATTCAGGAAATCGATTCAGGGGAAATTGACTTAACCTTAACGGGATATGATGAAGATGCGATAGAGAGTTTGTTAACACCAATTGACATAGATGATTTTTTTAGAGATCACGAAGAGCCATCAAACGAAAAAGAGGAAGGAGCAAAAACCTGTCCCCACTGCGGGAGGCCTATTGAATAATGAAGGTTTTTCTCGCTAGTACAAATTCAAGAAATGCAGAGTTCATTATTCCTTATAAAATACCTTATATATTAGAAAGTTTTTATTATATCAAGGATTGGCAACTTGAATATATCAAAAGCAAAGATTGCAAAATGTTCCTGTTAGATTCGGGAGCATTTACCTTTATGTCAAATAGTAAAAAAGTTGATTTTGAGGACTACCTGCATAAATATATAAATTTCATCAATAAATATGACATTAAGCATTTTTTTGAATTAGACATCGATTCCGTGGTGGGACTAGAGGAAGTTGAGAGGTATCGAGAAATATTAGAACGTGAAACAGGCAAAAAAAGTATTCCGGTCTGGCATAAAAGTCGAGGAAAGCAATATTTTCTAGACATGGTGAAAGCGTATGATTATGTAGCTATTGGCGGCATCGCTTCGGGTGAAATAAAAAGGAGCGAGTATAAATATTTTCCGTGGTTTATCGAACGGGCACATAAGCATAATTGCAAGATACACGGATTGGGATTTACAAATACAAAGTTGTTAAAAAAGTATAAGTTTGACAGCGTTGATAGCAGGACGTGGAATCATGGTGCGATTAGCGGAGATATTGTTAGATTTAATGGAGATTATATAGAAACAGCGTTGACTAGAAGCAAGGACAAAAGGTTGAAACATTATTCATTAGTAGACAAACACAATTTAGCTGAGTGGTTAAAATATGTTAGATACATGGACGGGTGAAGAGATGCAAGTATTTATATCTTGTGTGAAGTCGAAAAAAAATCATAAAACGACAGCAGAAAAAATGTATACATCAAGTCTTTTTAAAGGTTCCTTAGCATATGCCAAAAAGTTAACAAACAGAGAAAATATATATATACTTTCAGCAAGATACGGCGTACTCCGTTTAGACGACCAAATATATCCATATGAAAAAACGTTAAAAACAATGACTGAAAAAGAGAAAAAAGAATGGACTTATAAGTGTTATAAGCAATTAACCAAAATGAACGTGGATTTTAATAAAAAAACAGTTTTTTTATGCGGAAAAGAATACAGAAAGTACTTAATGCAACTATTCAATGATACGGAGGTTCCACTGAAAAACATGGGTCTAGGGAAACAATTAAAATTCTACAAGGATAAAGGATGTTTGTAACATGCAAAACAAACTAACATTATTGACAGCATTTTTTGTCACTAGCGTGGTAATAGCTAACGTCTTAGCAGGGAAGATTGTAGCGTTTGGGGACTATGTCATTTTACCAGCGGCAGTTGTTACATACGCATTCACTTTTTTATTAACGGATATCATTAATGAATTGTATGGGAAAAAAGCAGCTCAACGAGCTGTCTTTTTTGGTTTTTATGCACAAATTTTTGCCATGGTGATGATATATGTAGGCATGTTGTTGCCTGCACTTGAACAAGAGATGCAAAACGCTTATGAAATGCTTCTTGGTCAAAACTTCAGGTTTGTAGNGGCAAGNATGGCTGCTTATTTTGTGTCACAAAACTGGGACGTTTGGATATTCAACAAGCTAAAAAATAAAACAAATGGGAGGCATAAGTGGCTAAGGAACAATGCCAGCACGATGTCATCTCAATTTATTGATACCGTAATTTTTATCACTATCGGTTTCTTGGGGGCAGTACCAAGCTTAGGGGCAATGATTGTTTCTCAGTACGTTGTAAAGTTGGCATTGGCGGCATTAGATACGCCGCTCTTCTACTTGCTCACAAGAAAAACGAACAGGAGGTAGGTGCAATGTCGTGACAAAAAGAGGATGCAAAGGGAAATATCACGATTGGCTTACGGAAGAGGGGCTAACTAAGTTAGAGGGTTGGGCGAGAGACGGGTTAACAGACGAGCAAATAGCGCACAATATCGGAATCGCGGTTGGCACATTATATGACTGGAAAAATCGCTTCCCTGAATTCTCGGAGGCCTTAAAAAAAGGAAAAGAAGTTATTGATATTCAAGTTGAAAATGCACTTTTGAAACGGGCCTTAGGTTATGAATACGAAGAAACCAAAGTGATGGTCGATGCTGACGGTAAAAAACGAGTTGAACGCATCAAAAAACAAGTACAACCGGACGTTACAGCGCAAATATTTTGGTTGAAAAATAGACGACCTGACAGATGGAGAGATAAACAAGAATTAGAAACAACCGAAAACACGAAAACCGTCATTGTCCGTGGAGAAGATGAAATGCGAAAGGCGCTTAACGAAAAATGAACATTCAGCAAGTCAATATTCCGTCATTAGTGAACAAAAATTTTTATGATTTTTGGTTGAACGAAAAGCCTTATAGTATTTTGAGCGGCGGACGCTCTTCCATGAAGTCATCGAATATTTCTCTTAAGTTAGTAGTTGATTTTTTGGACGATGATGACGGAAATGTTGTTTGCCTACGAAAGGTTGGCAAGTATCTTTCAACGTCCGTATATGAACAGATCAAATGGGCTATTTATATGCTAAAAGTCGAGAATGAATTTATTTTTGGGAAAGCGCCCTTAAAAATAACACACAAAAAAACAAATACGGCTTTTTACTTCTATGGTGTAGACGATCCTATAAAGTTAAAGTCCGCCACGATTGCAAAAGGTTATGTCATGGCGCTATGGTTTGAAGAATTAGCCGAATTCGACGGCGTTGAAGATATAGATATTGTCGAAGATACATTTATCCGTCAAGATTTAGGCGACAAACAAGTGAAGGTTTATTACAGCTACAACCCACCCAGAAACCCTTACGCATGGGTGAATGAGTGGAAAGAGAGCAAAGTGAATGACCCCGACTTCTTTATTCATCATTCGACATATCTGCAAGATGAAAAAGGATTTTTATCAGGGCAACTTCTACGGAAAATCGAGAATTACAAAAAGAACGACCATGATTACTGGCGTTGGATGTATAAAGGGGAGATCATCGGGCTGGGAGACATGGTATACAACATGAACCATTTCCATCCGTTGGATGAACTCCCTGATGACGATGATATACTTCTCATCGATACCGCGACGGATACAGGGCATCAAGTGTCGGCGACGGTTCATTGTGCGTTTGCGTTGACGAAAAAACGAAACGTTATTTTGCTTGACACGTGGTACTATTCGCCAGAGAACAAGTCCGTGAAGAAAGCGCCAAGCGACCTGTCGAAGGACTTTTTCGAGTGGATAACGAAGATAAGAGAGACATACAAAAAACCGATCGACAGAATGACGGTTGATTCGGCAGAGGGTGCGTTGAGAAACCAAGTTTTCAAGGATTATTCGATTAGGCTTCATCCAATCCCGAAAAAGAAAAAAGTGGATATGATCGACAACGTTCATGACTTGCTGGCTCAGGGCAGGTTTTTTTATTTGGATACGGAGAACAATAAGATATTTATCGAAGAACATAGAAAATATCAATGGGATGCGGATACGTTACAATCGGACGACCCGAAAGTGGTTAAAGAAGACGATCACACATGCGATGCGTTCCAATACTACGTGAATGACAACTTGCGTAAGTTAGGGTTGAAATTTTAGGCGGTGATGACATGTTCAAAGGCCTAATCGCCAAGATAAGGCAGGTGATGTACCAAATGGGATTGCTAAAAGGAATAGAAAAACTGTCTGATCACAAAGATGTGACATTGAACGAGGAAATGTTTCAGCAGATAGAAATTTGGAAAAGTCTCTATAAGGGATACTATGAAAAATGGCACAATATAACGTATCAGACGGTTGAAGGAAGAAAACAACGCATCATGGAAAGCCTGAACATGGCTAAAGCATCTGCTGCGGAAATGGCTTCTCTCGTGTTCAATGAAAAGTGTGAAATCAGCATAAGCGATGATACTTTAGCGAAGAACATCGAAGAAGTGTTCAAGCAAAATAAGTTTTACAAAAAGTTTCAGGACTATCTCGAATACTCGTTCGCACTCGGCGGCATGGCGATCAAGCCGTATGTGAAAGATGAGAAAATCATGCTGTCGTTTGTTACGGCTGACTGTTTTATACCGCTGTCGTGGCAGAATGAGACGATCTATGAAGCTGTTTTCCCTTCCGAATACAAAAAAGGAGATAAGAAATATACACATCTCGAATGGCACGTATGGGAAAACGGAGAATACGTCATCCGAAATGAGTTGTACGAATCTAACGGGCAAGACTTGGGCATAAAAGTAGCTTTATCGACATTGTTTCCTGATCTGGAAGAAGAAGTACGAATAAGCGGTTTGTCGAAACCGATTTTCACGTATTTCAAGCCAAACACGGCAAACAATATTGACACTCAAAGTCCGCTGGGCATTAGCATCTATGCGAACGCTCTTGACACGATGAAAGCTATCGACACGGCGTTTGACAGCTTGCATCGAGAGTTCAGGCTTGGCAAAAAGCGAATTATCGTCCCTGCTCACATGGTCCAAGTAGTCATTGATCCACAGACAGGTGAGCCGAAGCGTTATTTCAATACCAGCGACGAAACATATGAAGCGCTCAACACTGATGAGAACGATGTGGACATTAGAGACATGACCGTGGAATTGAGGGTCGAAGAACATATTGAAGCGATTAACGCATTGCTCAATCTGTTCGCGATGCAGACTGGTTTCTCGGCAGGGACATTTACTTTTGATGGCGAGAGCATGAAAACAGCAACTGAGGTCATCAGTGAGCAATCAAAAACATTTAAGAGCAAGCAGTCCCATGAAGTCATTATCGAAGCTAGTTTGCAAGAATTGATTGATTCGATAGTCGCAATTGCTGAACTATACAACATTTTTTCAGCGCCGGAGAATTATGAAGTCGCTATATCCTTCGATGACAGCATAGCAGAAGACAAGAGTGCTGAAATCAATCAGCAGATTCAACTTGTTACGAATCAATTACAAAGCCGTAAACGTGCAATCATGCGAATACACGGGATGACAGAAGAAGACGCCGAGCAACTGTTGCAGGAGATTTACGCCGAAGAAAGGCAAGGATCGCCGGAATTGGAGGAATTACAGAGAGAATCAGTCTTGTTTGGTGCAAGGGAGTGATTTAATTGGAACCTAGGCGTCCTAAAATCACACCGCATCAACTAGACCTGTTTACAGAGCCTGTAACGGATATTTACCGTGCATTGGAAGACGAGATATTCCAGATGGTCGCAAAGCGGCTTAAAACGAATCCTACGCACGGAAAAGACTATGTGCTACAGTGGCAAGTCGAGAAAATGCAACAATTACGGATTTTGAATACCGAAACAGTCAAGGAATTGTCAAAAGCGACAGGATTATCCGAAAAAAGAATCCGGAAAGCAATCCATGACGTTGGATTTAACACGATTAGGAGTGTTGATGATGAATTAAAAGGTATTTACGATCCTTTGCCACAACCGAGCCACATTGACCAGATACTTGAATCTTACATCCGTCAAACGTTCCGTGAAATCGACAACTTTGTCAACCAAACATTGATCACAACAAACTACGGAGAAGGTACGGTTACGCGGATGTATCGGCGTATAGTCGAAGAAACAACAGGAAGAGTGTTGGCAGGAACGAAAACGATCAATCAAATGGTTGCAGAGACCGTCATAAGATGGGCTGACCGAGGCATAGAAACAGCATTCATCGACCGTGGCGGGAATGTGTGGAGCTTAGAACGATACGCAGAGACGGTGATCAGATCAACAGCGAACCGCACATACAACGAACTGCGAATGTCACGCATGCAGGAATACGGTGTGGATTTAGTGTTGGTCAGTAGTTTACCGGACGCAAGGGAAATATGCAGCCAGATACAGGGAAAAGTGGCGTCCATGAGTGGTGACCATCCGAGATATCCGAGCATTTACGATTACGGATACGGAACACCGGGTGGGATCAGGGGCGTTAACTGTAGGCACATGTTTTATCCGTTTATCGAGGGTTTGAGTGAAAATAACCAACCGCAATACCCGCAATCAGAAGTACAAGAAAGACGTGAGCAAGTACAAAAGCAACGTTACTACGAACGACAGATCAGAAAAGCTAAACGATCACTGAAACTCGCTGAGGAAATTGGAGACCCCGATACAATACAGCGATACAAAAAACTTGTCAGAGCCAGACAGGCAAGAATACGCGAATTTATTAGCGAACATGATTTGCCAAGACGATATGACCGCGAAAGAGTAATCATCTAAGCCGAGTAGGGCTTTTTTATTTTGTCCGTTTATGCGTAGTGGACGCTATAAATAAAACGCAAGGAAATTACCCAAAAACGGGAGGCTTCAAAATGAGTGAAGAACAAAACACACAACAGCAAACGGCTAACCAGCAAGCCGAAGAAAAACAGGCTGGAGAGCAAGAAACGGGAACTGCTCCCGAAAAAGCAGAGGAAAAATTGTTTAGGCAAGAAGATGTGAACAACATCGTTGCAAAAGAAGCGAAGAAGGCACAGGAGAAGTTGTTGAAGCAACTTGGCATTAACGATTTTGATTCCGCAAAAGAGGGGCTGAAAAAATTCCGTGAATGGCAAGAGTCGCAAAAGAGCGAAGCTGAAAAACAAGCCGAACGACTTCAAAAGTTGGAATCTGATTATAATTCCGTTTCTGAAGAAAATGCTTCGCTTAAAGCGCAAATTGCCGCCATGAAGGCTGGTGTAAAAGCTGATTCCGTAGAGGATGTTGTTGTGCTAGCTAAAACGCTAGTCGATGACGAAACAGATATGGATTCAGCGATCAAGAAAGTCATTGAGAAGTACCCGCATTTTGCGGAAGAAAAGCAAGAGCAAAAACCGTCTTTCACGACGGGACAACACACGAAGGAAGGCAATTTAGATGCCTTCGCCAAAACATTACTTGGGAAATGAGGAGATGATTAATAATGGCAAACGCTATTAACTACGCCGAACGTTATCAACAGGAATTAGATCAAGTATTGGCACAAGCGACACTTACTAACGCTTTGGAAACACCGAATGTGAACTGGATGGGTGCGAAAACCTTCCATGTGCCGACCGTTGATGTAACTGGCTACCAAGATCACAGCCGTAACGGTGGATGGAATCGTGGAGATGTCACGGTTACGCATGAGCCGTATACGCTCCAGTTTGACCGTGACGTCGAATTCTTCGTTGACCAGATGGATGTTGACGAAAGTAACCAAGCGGCAAGTGCGGCGAACATTACGCGTGTTTTCTTGACCGAGAAAGCAGGGCCGGAGGTGGATGCATATCGCTTTAGTAAAATGGCAACACGAGCGATCACAGAAGGAAATAACACGGAAGAAGCGATCGCGGCCGATACTGTATTCGCTCGATTGAAAGAAGATATTTTAAAAGTTCGTAAATACGGGCCGTCTAACCTCATTGCATATCTTTCGAGTGAAGCGATGGATGCATTAGAACGTTCGACAGAGTTTACGCGAAATATTAACGTACAAAACCAAGGGACGGCGATTGAAACCCGTGTCACGTCTCTTGACGGCGTGCAACTTGTCGAGGTATGGGATACTGAGCGTTTTAGCACACAACACGATTTTACAAGCGGGTTTGTTGCTACGGGGTTAGCTATTAACTGGATCATTGTTAACCGCGGTTCAATTGTCGCCAAAACGAAGTTAAATAGCATTTACTTGTTCCAACCCGGCCAACATACACAGGGCGACGGATACCTTTATCAGAACCGCATGTACCATGACTTGTTTGTCATGAAAAACAAAGCTGATGGCATTGTTGTATCCACAGAAGCGTCAGGGGTATAAGGAGGGGTCTAAATGCCTAAATTCAAGTTGGAAAACGTGATTATTCAAACGAATGACCGTTCTAAAATCAATGAATTAAAATTACGAGGCTTTGAAGAAGTAAGGGACAAGCCCAAGAAACTTGAAAAGAAAGATAAGAAAGCATCCTCTGAGTAGGGGGGTGCTTTTACTATGTCTTATTTAACATACACCGAATACACCGAGTTGGGCTTTGCTGAAATCGACCAAACCGAATTTGATAAATTGCTCAAACGTGCGA